GCGTATGTCAGACCCCAGCCAGAACACCGAGTTGTCCAGCTTGGCCACGCTGTACGGCGCCGCGCAACCAACTTCCATGAACGCGCCTGCGATGCGGGCAAGCGGAAAGTCAGCCAGGCCAGCGTTGTACCAGACCTCTACCGTGCTGGTGCCAAACAGCCACACCTCACGGTGGTTGACGTTCAGCGCCACCACATCGTCGGGGTTGCCTTCAGCGCTGGCGAAGTCCAGCGGGTCAATCTGCGTGCCGTCGTTGAGCGACGTCACCCAGAACCGCTGGCTGTTGGGCTGGTTGAAGACGAAGTAACCGTCGAGGTAGCCGACAGTCACGGCGCCGGGGAAGTCAGGGTCCGTGATCTGGCCAAAGACGCCCGTGCTGGCGTTGTAGATGAACGCGCTGGGGTTGCAGGCGATGAACAACTGCTCGCCGTTGTCCACCATGCTGACCGGCCCGCTGCCGTCGATGTAGCCTAAAAACGACGTGTTGTAGTTGCCGTCGGCTCGGTACAACTCTCCGCCCGACGCAACGTACAGGTAGTCGCCAAACTTCCACAGCCCCCGTATCGGCCCTTGGCCGACTGGGAACACTTGCCGCAAGCCAGCGCACCGCTGCAGAAACGCCGGCTCCTTGCCACCTTCCAGCACAACTTCCGGAAACAGGTTCACCATGCGGCTGTCCGCAGCGTTGACGCTGCGGGCCACATAGCTGGAGCCGAGGATCGGCGTCTTCATCAATAGTTACCGGCGTACACGTTGAACCGCTGGCGAGTAGCCACCAGCGAGTACGGCAGGCTCATGATGTCGTCCGGGTTGTTGATGCGCTTCAGGTTGCGCTTGGACGTCATGGCGATCCGCACAACCTGCGGCGGGGGCTGCACACCAAACTCAGGCGCGATCTCCATCGCCAAGTTGTAGACAAACGCTCGCAGGTAGCCTGGCGGAAACGACAGCACCGTAGACAGTGTGGCTGGCTGCGACAGCTCCTCCACCGATATGAAATGCCACTCCAGCAGCCGCGTGGGCACCGGGTAGATGTACATCTCAATGTTGGGGTAGGTCATGTTGACCCACAGCACCTGCGGGTACGTTGACGTCACGGTCTTGACCGCAATGCCGTTGTATTGCTGCTGGTTGATCAGCTTGATGCCAAAGCTGACGTTTGTGCTGGGGTCGCGGAAATACGTCGAGTCGTCCAGCAGAATGGGCCGGTTGCCCACAAAGTCGCCCATAGGCCCGAGCGTGCGGCTAAGCACACTGGCAGGCCAGTTAAACACTTGATCCTGCGTCGAGAACACAGACAACCGCTCAGTGTTCCACGACTCAATCATTTGGTTCAGCGCCGTCAGCGAGTCCTGCATGACGGCGGCAGAAGACGTCTCGCCCTCTGCCAAAACGCCCAGCAGACGCAAGGCGCGTTGAATCTGATCACCCGCTGTGGTGGACATGAACAACCTCCCTACGGCGGCGAGGGCGCTCGGTCAAAGCGTTGACCGCAAGCACCGGTTCGACATCATCGTCTTGCCCCGGAGTATACCGCGCCCACCCGTTGCGTTCGTCGGCTTCGGCCTCCATTTCCAGCGTCGCCACTTTGGCGCCGTGAAGCGGGTGCGTGAGGTAAATGACAGTCATAGAAGAAGGGGGCCGTAGCCCCCTTTGGATTACGAAGCCATCACAACCCAGTCGGTGCCATCGCACACCAACATGGCCCAAGTACCTGCGGTGCCGGCAAGGATTGCCGTACCGGCGGTATTGGAGTTGATCGGCTTGACGTTGGACGACGCGGACACAACAGTCTGCGCAGCAATCGTCTTGATCCACACCACGCGGCCTGCATTCGCGGCGGCGGAAGGGAACGTGACGGTGATGCTGCCTGCGCCGTTGCAAACAACAAAGTTCTCCACGTCAGCCAGCGTGAACGAAGCCGTCTTGATGACGGGCGCGTTCAAGTCCAGTTGCGTGCCGTTAAGCACGCCCGTAACCGAAACCGAAGCGCCAGTGATGGCGCCGGTAACGGCAACACTTTCAAACTCGGGGTCGCTGTACGCGACACCGACAGCCTTGGTATTAGGCATCATTGACCCTTTCAAAAATGCGCGGCCCGAAGGCCGCGCTGTGCGTCAGGCCACGCGGTACAGCGTCCAAGCGCCCGCAGCGCTCTTGCGAGCAACCATCATCGCGCCGGAAGAGATGGGGACAACCATTGTCAGCGAACCGGTGATCGTCCAACCCGTGTTGGTCGTAACAGTAGCGGTGCCGCTGCCCGTGCCAAGGTTGATCACGCGGAAAGTAAACGAGGTGCCTACCTTGTCCGAGTTGATCAGCACGTTTTCCAGATCCGCCACAGTCGGCAGCGTGTACGCCACGTTAGCGGAAATACCGCTGTTGACGAAAATCAGGCCGTTCAAAATTTGAGCGGGGGTGAAAGTCGTCGTGGTAGTAGCTGTGACCGGATCGGGAATCGCGTCGATCAGAGGTTCGTTGAGGTTGCCGTCGCCGACTTGATAGCCGCCGCCACCATTAGGGAGTGCCATGATTGAGTTTCCTTTCAGTGTTCAGTTGTAAGACTGGGGGCCGTAGCCCCCATTGTCATCAGCCCCAGAGACGGCAGGCCATCTGCGGACGAATGGTGCTGTAGCCGTACAGCACGTCGATCCGGCAAGGCATACGGTCGTTGTTGATGTCGTACTGACGCACAACACGCAGGCTGATGCCATTGTGAACGGCACGGCTGGCCATGTCCACGCCTTGCGGCAGGAGCAGGTCGGCGGTGGCGAACGTGATGGCATCCTTGTGGTACACCAAGTTCTGAGCGTACTGCGTAGATGCAGCACCCACGAACACCACAGCCTTGCTGTTGCCAGGCAGGCTGTTTACGGTGGCCAGCGCGTGGTTGGCCGAGTACATCGGAGCCACGGTCACGGTAACGGCGGTGCCGCTGGCAGTGACATCGGTCAGAGACACGAACTGGAACAGCGAGCCGGTGGACTCACGGGTCTGCGGGTTCACCGCAAAGCAGTCAGCCACGGTGAACACGTCACCAGCGCGGATGGTGGCACCAGACGCCACGGTCAGCGCGATGGAGGTCGCGCCTTCAGCGGTAACCGCTGCAGAGGTGGTGTTGCCCGTTGCGCCGCGAGTGCCGGTCGTGAACTGCTTGATCGACTGAGACATATTGATCTCGTCGAAACCCAGCACGCCAGTGCCCATCATGCCGTTTTTGAACTGCTTGCTGATGGTGTCGGTCGGGTTGAACAAGCCCTTCATGCCTTCCACCAGACCGGCGTTAGCAGCCGGGTTGACGGTAGCGTAGCGGGGGGACATCACAGCGGCGTTCTCGTTGAGCTTCTGCTGAGCTTGCAGCAGAACCAGCGAGGTGGCCGGCGTGGTGCCGGGGGTGCCCACGGAGTTACCGATGGTGCGGAAGGCGTTGGCGACGTCAGCGTCAATGCTGGCGGCCAACTGGCTGATACGAGGCTTCAGTACACGATCTGCGAAGTCGTCCAACTGCATCGTCAGTTCGGCGGACGTGAAGTTCACGCCGATGTGCTTCTGCGAGGCGACCGTCAGGGTCGTGAACTGCTCGTTGTCGTCCTGCACTTGCAGGGCGGCGCCGTCAGTCACCAGAGCGCGGTCCGGCAAGCGGATACGCAGCGTGGAGCCGATCTTGGCCCCTTCGACAGCGAAGCTGTCGTCGTACTGGCGGTTCACGTTGCGCGTGATCACCAGGTTGTTTTCCAAGATCTCCAGAGCCTTTCTGGTGATCATGTCAATGGTCAGAATACTATTGGCCACAGCGGGCTCCTTTCAAATTTAGCGAGTTGCCTGAGCTTGCATCTTTCGCATCTGGCGGGCTCGTTCAGCTTCAATCCACTCCGACGTACTCATGTTCTTGATGGAACGTGGGTCAGTCGTGTCAAAGGACGGGTTGTTGTTGCTGCCACGGGCCGTTACAGGTGTGATGGGTGCTGGCGCAGATGTGGTTCGTTTGACGGGCGGATTGTCGGCCAGTTTGGCTTCAATCTTCCCAATTTCCTTGGCTTGCAGGATGGGCGGTAAGCGAGCGATACGTTCCGTCTCCTTGACGTTGGTGCCGAGGTAGTACGCTACGTCGGGGCCAACTTCAGATGCACGGATGGTGTCAGCCATGACGGTCGTGATGGGCAGCTTGGGGTTGTACGCGACTTGCTCGAAGTCTTGGTACTTGTCCCTAGCTTGCTCCTCACGGTCGTGATAAGCCTCCAGCAGTTCGGTGTGCTGCTTGTGCATCTCCCGCTGTGCAAGTAGCTGTTCGGCCTTCTGAACTGCCAGCGCTTCCGCGTAGGCTTCAGTCGATTCAAACTGCTCTGCAGACGGTAGTTGCCTAGACTGCTCAGCCACGGGCTGCTGTGCCCGTTGACGCTCCCACTTACGCTGCTCTCTATCAAGCCGTTTCTTGACGATGGCGTCCAACTCTTCTTGAGTAAACGTCTTCGTCTGTTGTTCGACTTCCGGCTCAGTGCCCTGTTGTTCAACAGGATTCGCTTCCGTAACTGCCGTGGGTTCCGGTGCGGCTTGTGCGGTGTCGATCTCCGCTGCGACTTCTTGGCTCATGTGCGGGCCTTGATAAACCTGGTCAACGGGCCAGTACGTTTTATGGTAGCACTTAAAAATTTACGGTGCAAGCAATGCTAGACGTTGCCAGTGTTAGAAGAAGGAAACGCTCTACCATACCCCCAAATTATGCGAACGGCCCCGGATGCTCCGGCAGCAGCAGTACCCAACAAATCCAATCCCGAAGCTCCGCCACCACCCCCACCATACGCGCCGCCGTTTCCAGCAATGTATGTTGACGTGTTAGAACTTGTCCCTGTAGAACCAGAAGATCCACCGCCGCCGCCATTACCTGTACTACCGGACACAGTACCAGCCGCCCCGCTAGTTCCTTGACCAAGTAACCCAGTCCCGCCGCCGCCTGCACCGGATCCATTAGACGGCGCAGCTCCACCACCACCGCCCCCGCCGCTTCCTGCTGTTGGTGCAGTTCCAGGGCTAGGGTATGTTCTTACATCTCCTGTGCCTAAGCCCCCCGCACCGGAATAGCCGCCGGCCCCACCGCCGCCACCCGCTTGAACACTGCCATAGTTACCGTTGGTGCCTCCACCACTACCCCCGCCATCACCTGTATAAGTTCCTCCGGAAGCATAAGACGTTGCACCACTTACGCCAGCGTAACCACCACTACCACCACCGCCTTTTACTACGCTTGTTGAGACAAAATAAGAATCTCCGCCATTATTTCCTTGGCTATATGGGCTACCCGCAGTGCCGCCAGAACCTACTACAACTGTGTACGAAGTGCCAGGAGTTACAGGATAACCGTTTTTGTACCCAAGTCCACCACCGGCACCACCTTGCCCTCCTCCGCCGTTATTATTTGCATCAGGAGCACCATATCCACCACCACCGCCACCACCACCAATACAAACTATGGAAACATTTGTGACGTTGGTCGGGCAAACCCAAGAATAAGTACCAGGCGTGGTATATTCCTGTTGACTTGCAGGAATATCTTGAGATGTGTTAGAGCTAAACATATCTGTTAAACAGAATAGTTTTGACCCGCGCTGCTACCAAACCAACTACTGCCATCAGCAGTAAACACAAACTTGTCCATTTTGTTGGCGCTTGACGTTACCACAGGGCTTGCCGCACCGGGCCATTTGACTGCTGCTGGCCATGTAGCTGTTCGGCCCCCTGTGCCGTCTTGCTTAAGCAAAATAACAAATGATTTGCCAGCAGTGGCAGTGGGAAAGGTAAACGTGCAATTACTAGTCAATGTCAAAATCTGAATTGTGCCGTCTGACAAACTGATAGTGTACGCTGTTCCAGTGTTGGCAGTGTTAACTTTTTCTTTGTAATCACCACCAAGATCAAATTTGGCCGCAGGACTGGAAACACCAAGTCCCATGTTTGTGCCGTCAAACACAAACGACGAATTGAATGTCAGGGTTTTTGACGCGTCAAGATAACCAATCGCGGTTGCTGTTGCTGCGTCATATGGCGCAAGTTGATACTCGCCAACGGTGATTTTTTTCGATCCTGCTGTACCAGCGGATGAATCAACAATGTACAGCAAATCGCCCGGCGCAACATTAGCACCAATCAGCGCTGGCAGGTCAGAGACTTTTTGGTCGGCCATGATTTACGCCCACACACGAAGAGGAGTTACGGGAGTTGGGTTTACCAAGAACACATCCAGCACAGGCGCTGGGCCGATGTTGCGCACGTTGGCGTGGTAGCCCGTGTACGGCAGTGGCTTGTAGTTCTCAGGCACCGGATCAGGCGCAGGCTCGTAGATCGTGCCGATCATGTCCACCGCAGTGAACTTGGGCGTCAGCGTCACGTTGCCTTCGTCGTCCGTTGCTGAGTCGTACAGGACCGAATAGGCCTCATCCTCATCAGCGAAAACAACCATGTAGTCGCAGTAGCCCTCTTGGACGATGGGCTCTGCTGGGGCTTCAGCAAGCACCTCGGGAGGTGCCTCTAGCGTGTCAAAGGTGTCGGTCATGGGTTCCTCGCAAGGATTTCGTCTATTGACGCATTCGCAACACCTACATAGTTAGGGTCCAACGTCGCGCAGTATTCAAGCATCTTCACACATTCGTCTTGTTCAGCAGTGGCAACCATAGCGGCAAAGCGCTTGAGCTTTTCCGTAGTGCAAACCCAGTCGCCATTTTCAGAGCGGGCAAAGTTGGCTTTGAGAGCCATTTCAATTAGGGTTTCGTCGGTCATGATGTGATGCTCTGAAGAGTTGCGTCAGCGAGGCGAGTCGGGTAGTAAGAGATGGATCGGATCGCGCCGTTCAAATGTCCTTGTTGCAGCACGGTTGCGCCAATACACAAACGATCAACAGTCGGCAGTGTCACGGTGTTGTCCGTAGCAGCAGCGCCCGCGTTAAGTGATGCAGCAGTGTTGTTAGTTTGGTAGGCGTAAGCAAGTTTGTTGATTGCCCCCGCATTTACAGTTGCATCAGTTGCGGGAGCAGCGCTGTGTAAGGTAAAAGCTGAATCGTTTGTCTTGTACGCAAGTGCCATTTTTTGTGTGGTTAGTGGGGTCATAGTCCCAGAAAATAGCGAACCTTG